GCAGCTCGTGGCCCTGCAAGCGGCTCTGACCAAGAGCCTCAACGCCAATTTCAAGACTCTCGACACGTCGCTGGACGGGTTGATCGATTACGGTGAGTTCAAGGCCGCATTCGCGGGTTCTGCGACTGAGGCCACGCTCAAGGCTCTTTTCCGGGAGGTCGACGCCAACGGGGATGGCCTGATTTCTAAAGCAGAAGCTCAACGAGCACAGCTCGTGGCCCTGCAAGCGGCTCTGACCAAGAGCCTCAACACCAATTTCAAGGCCCTCGACACGTCCCTGGACGGGTTGATCGACTACGGCGAGTTCAAGGCAGCATTCGCCGGCACGGCCACCGAAGCCACGCTCAAGTCGATTTTCAAGGAGGTCGACGTCAACGGTGATGGCCTGATTTCTAAAGCAGAAGCTCAACGAGCGCAGCTCGTGGCCCTGCAAGCGGCTCTGACCAAGAGCCTCAACACCAATTTCAAGACTCTCGACACGTCGCTGGACGGGTTGATCGACTACGGCGAGTTCAAGGCCGCATTCGCCGGCACGGCCACCGAAGCCACGCTCAAGTCGATTTTCCGGGAGGTCGACGCCAACGGGGATGGCGTTGTGTCCGAGCTGGAGGCCCTGGCCAGCGGGTCGGCAAGCGGCAATGATTTCCTGTCGGGCATTTTGTCACGCCTTGGCGCGGGGATCAAAATAGACACGGATCAGTGGGCGACGATGCGAACTTTGTCCGGAAATATCGAGGCGTGGATATCTTCTGGTGGCGCGGTCGGAACCGTGGATGACAACGGGCAGCTGATCATCCACGGGGCGAACGGCGAAACGACGCTGGGTACCGACGCGATCAAGACAATCAGCGACCTGTTTGCGCAGCGCTCATGGGCGGCCATCAAAGACCTGGCCAAAACATGGGGGGTGTCCGCATCGTCGCTAGATTCGTTGATGGGGTGGACGAGCGGGACAGCGGCTGATATTTTCAGGCGCGCCACGTCGACGACCAATACAGGGTCTACAACCAATACAGGGTCTACAACCAATACAGGGTCTACAACCAATACAGGGTCTACAACCAATACAGGGTCTACAACCAATACAGGGTCTACAACCAATACAGGATCGACGCCGCAGCGCCCGGCGCAAAGCGCAGTGGATAGCGTCGTCAAGAAATATGTCGCTCAATACGGGGCAACAAACGACGCTAACTGGAGAATCTATAACTGGGCTAAGGACAATAGCGCATCCGTAAACCAGCTTGCTAAGGCCACCGGCGGTACAATAACGCAGTTAGAACAATGGATTGCAGACCAGAACTTGACTAAACTCCCGCGCTACGCGGCGGGCGGATTACATGCCGGCGGATTACGACTTGTTGGCGAAGAAGGCCCGGAATTGGAGGTTACCGGCCCCAGTCGGATTTGGTCCGCCCAACAGACGCGGGAACTGTTGATGGGCGGGCAATCTGGCAATGATGATCTTGTGACGGAAATGCGGCGACTCCGGGCCGACCTCCAGGCGGCGCACGCGGCCATAGCCCGCAACACGCGGGACACGGCCCGGCTCATGCGGCGATGGGACGGTGACGGGATGCCGGAAACGAGGGTCGCATAATGAAAGTTTTAGCTCCGTATAACATCACGGACGACACGCTGTCGTCCTCAACCGTGCCGGAAACGGACTATGCCGCGTGGTCATCGGGCACGGCATATGCCGTGGGCGACCGCGTCATCCGCGCCTCGACACATTGTATTTACGAGGCCCTAACCGCCAACACCGGGCAGACGCCAGAGGCCCACCCCACGGACTGGCTGGACCTGGGGGCGACAAACCGCTGGCGGCCGTTTGACAAAAAGGTCGGGACGCGGGCCACGGCCACAACGTCCATGGCCTACGATTTCACCCCTGGTCGCGTCGTGTCCGGGCTGGCCCTGCTCGAAACGGAAGCCCGGTCCGTGCGCGTGACCATGACCGACGCCGTGGACGGGGTGGTGTACGACTCCACGTTTGTCTTAGAGCAAACAATCGACGCCCCGGATTGGTGGAACTATTTTTTCGACCCGTTCCGGCGGAGATCAACGCTACTGGCCGACGACATGCCGATGTATCGCGACGCGCAAATATCCGTGGCCATCGCCGGCGCGCCAGGCGAAACCGTTTCGTGCGGGGTGCTGGTCATCGGCCAGATCGTGCGCTTCGCCGAGGCGGTCCTGCTCGGCGCAAGCTTGGGGATACAGGACTATTCCCGCAAGGACACCGACGACTGGGGAAACACCGTGATCGTCGAACGGGCGTTCGCAAAGCGCGCGACGTGGGCGCTGGTGATCGGCAACGAGCAGGTCGACATGTTTATGTCCACCATGCAATCGCTGCGGGCCAGGCCGGCCGTGTACGTCGGGTCTGACCGCTATGATGCCGTGGTCGTTTACGGGTTCCCCCAGGATTTCGGCGTGGAAATCAGTTACCCTCAATACTCTAACTGCTCCATTGAGCTGATAGGACTGACCTGATGTCAATTACCCCGTTTTCCACCCACCCGTCGCGGGCCATGACCGCGACGGAGTTCTCCCGCGCTGCGGACACGTTTTTTTCCGAACTGCCGCGATTCGTAACCGAGGCCAACGCCCAGGCCGCAAGCGTCAACGCAGACAAAACGGCGTCGGCGGCATCCGCGAGCGCGTCGGCCGAGAGCGCGTCGTCCGCAAGCGTGAGCGCCGTGCAGGCGGCCGAGTCCGCAACCCTGGCTGCCGCTGCCGCGAATTACAAAGGCGAGTGGGCGGCCCAGTCGTACGCCGCCCCGGCCGCCGTCATGTATGGCGGCATCATTTGGTTGGCGGGGCAGGCCACGCTGGCCACGGATGTCCCCGGAACGTCCACGAAATGGGCAAGGCTCCGCTATGTGCCTATCGACACGGAAACGATTGGCATCCCAGGGACGCTTGGCTTCGGCGTCGGGGTCTGCCCGCCAGAATTCCTCCCGGACGGTTTTTCCGCACTGTACGGCCACAACGACCCGACCCATGCAAATTATGGCAATTATCAGTTCAGTGACGGGTCCATCATGGTCTGGGTTCCGAAGTTTTTCTATCGTATCAACTACGCGGGCAACCCGACTCACGCCGCGAATACGCCAAATGACATCCATGTTGTCGGAACGGAAACATTCCCAACCGAGGCATCGGCCAACCTTGCCGGGTACGCCCTGCACCGGGCATTCGTGGATGGTGGTGTCGAGAAGCCCGGATTTTTTGTTGACAAATACGTATGCAGCAAAAACGCGCGGGGGACCGGCTTTGTCGCGTCCAGTATCGCGAACGCCGCGCCGATTACGTTTTTAGCCGACCATAATCCGATCACCGACCTCACCGCCTGCCCGACGATGGCCTTCTGGTCCGCCCTGGACGCGGCCAAGGCGCGCGATGGTGTTAATGGGGCCAAGAATCCGAACAGCAGGTTTTTCTGCAACAGTCGCTTTATTTGGGGCGCACTGGCAATGCTTTCGCTTGCCCACGGCCAAGCCGCGACCTCCACGGGGTCGTGCGCGTGGTACGACGGCTCCGGGACGACCAACTACCCAAAGGGCTGCAACAATAATGCACTGCGGGACGTGGATGACAGCTCTGTCCTGTACGCTCCGGACGGCTACCAGAATTGCGGCCGGACCGGGAGTGGCGCGCCGTTTGCGAAGACCACGCACAACGGTCAAGCCTGCGGCGTCTGCGACATGAATGGTCTGATTTGGGAGATCAACATTGGCCTAACCTGTGTCGCGGCCAGCACGGCGATCACCGGAGCAACACCGGCGAATCCGTGTGTGCTGACCGTTGTTGGCCACGGGAGGACAACGGGGGATATCGTTGTCGTGGCTGGCGTCGGCGGCATGACCCAGCTCAATAACAATTTATTTACAGTCACCGTTGTGGATGCGGACCACATTAGCCTCGATGGCGTGGATGCAACCGGCTACACTGAGTACGCGTCTGGCGGGACAATCACGACTGGCACGTTCCATGCCGCGAAGCGGGCTACCGCCATGAAGGATTTCACGCCGGGAACCACGCTGGCCACGGACCATTGGGGAGCCACGGGCGTCGCGGCAATGCTGGAACCCGTGCCACTGCCGCTGCGGGCCGCTTCGGGCGGGACTGCCGCTTTATTGCGTTTTGGTAACGGTGCGACCCGGGTCCTGTCGTCCGACGCATCTGGGGACGGTCATACACTGGCCGGGCTCTGCGCACCGCAAAACAACGGCGCTGTCTCCACGGCAGGGACGCCCCTTTTTGGGTCAGACCAGTATTACCAGTACATCCGCAACGAGCTGTGCGCCGTTTCTGGCGGCAACTGGAACACTGGAGGGCCTGCGGGCGTGTGCGCGCTCACTCTGGTCTACTCTCGGATAGGCGCGAGCGGCATTGTCGGGTTCCGCTGCGCCTGTTTCCCTGACTAGGTGGCGCGACCACGTCGCGAACACGGCCAGTCTGGCCCACATGGGGCGGCGCGGAGCGCGCGCCCCGGAAATGTTCAACCGCCTCCCCGAGGCGCACAAGCGGAGAATCGCGGCATGACAAAACAAGAAGAATTTGCACTATACGGATGTTATTTAACTGGCATCGAAACTGAACTGGAAAAGGCTAAGCTGGCCCGCGCCAGGTATCTGAAATGCAAGATGCGCCAGCAGTTGGCTGCTGCCATTGGTGACGACCCGGACACGATCACGGACATCCTACGCGCCGTGCTGCTCTGCCACGCCATCCAGATCGGCCTCGTGACAGATTCGTCCGTCATCGAGCGACTGCGGGCCTATGTCCAAGAGATGATTGACGGGTACGGAGGTGCCGCGTCGATCATGGACGTGCTTGAGTACGACAAGTCCATGATCGGGCAGCACGTTATGATGGGGTATTTCGCTGCAAAGGCCATGATCGACGCGGCCGAGACACCGGAAGGCGTGATGCTGGTTGATTTGCCCGGAGAAAAACTCGCAGACGCGCCCGTGATGGGCGCGGATAACCCTGTCTAGCCGGACAAGCATAGTGCTAGGCCATGGCGTCCCTCTCGGCCTTGGTCGAATACGTGAAGTCGCGGCCGCATTTTGGGCAGGACCCAACCTATTCGACGCCGTGGAAGGCATCAACGGGAGTGTGGGTGACGATGGACGCTAGCTTGTTCGCGGCCCTGCAACCTGCTTACGAAGCGCATATCAAGTCGTGTTTCGCGTGGCAGGCGGCGAGGGAAATGGAAGTGGCTGCGGCGGTCCAGGCGGGGGACGTGGAGGCGTTGGCGGAGGTGGTGGAGAGGATGTGACGTGGGGCGCGGCGCTGGTCCGCTATCTGGTCTGCTAATGTTCTTTTTTTGGTCTGCTCTGGTTTGACTTGTGCCGGGACCTCCGCTTGAATGCAGTCGGTCCCGGCAGGTTTGATCTTTTGGACGCGGGCTTACCGTTATGAAAGTTTCTTTTTCTTTAACCGTTCTCTTGCTTTAAGGTATGCGGCCCCGTCACGCGCCATCTGGGCAACTAGCATTTTGCGCACGAGGTTTTTCAGAAGTTCCAGTTCAGCTTCCGCCTTGTCGGCTCGGATGCGTTGACGGCGTATTTCGTCGTTCATAGCAGGTCCTCCACGGCCTTGCGGGCCGCCTGATATGTCGCACGGGCCTCTAGTTCCTTCGGCTCCGTGACAAACCAGATTTTTAATCGGAGCTTCCACTCTGCGCACTCCAAAAACCACCGCACGGCCTCTTTTAGCCGCGCGCATTCTTCCAGCGCATTCTCGACGTATCCGCATTCGTCGAACGTGAACTGGACGCCCTTGGCCTTTCCGGCTTCGATAGCGGCGGTGTATGCGATGGATAGCTGGGTGAAATCCCGATCCTTAGCCGCAATCACCCGCTCCATCGCGGGGATGCGTTCGAGTTGCGAAACGATGGCCTTGACCTGCCGGGCGGTCACGGGAGCGCCTTGACGGAGCGTGTTGATAAGGTCTTGCGTGGTCATTTCACCACCTCCACTTTGACGCCCTCGAACCGGGCCAACGTTTCCAGGTAATGTTTCACGTTCGCCATCTGCCCGCAGGACTTGCGCTCGTGACAGATGAATCCTCTATAATAGCACTCGGGAACCATGACGCTGCCCAATGCTGGGTCAACGCAGTCGATGGCCGTCCGGATTTGCTCCATTGTTTCACGGGTCTCAAGGCTGGCCTTGTGGCACAACCGCTTCCTGGCCATATTGATGAGCGCCTGGGCATTGGCAATCATGAGATGGTTGGTGGGGGTGAGCCGGTTTGCGACTTCATCCGCTCCACGGTCCACGCGCATGGTCTGGACGTAGTGCTCCACGCCGATTTTGTGTCTGACGAAATGCACGGACACGAAATTCGGGATGCCTACCATCTCCACCGCGAAAATCTGGGTCCTGATCGGGCTGTGCTCCATTGCGTAGAGCCGGTCCAGGGTGGCGGCGCTGGCCGCGTGTGAGTGCATGGTGTACTTGCACGCCAGCCGGGCAAGGTCTGGTGTGGTAAGCTTGGTGGCGGAAATCTTCATGCCAAATCCTCTTCCTTGATTGTCTGTGTCGTTTCAATTTCCGATCTGATCCACTGTATGCCGACGATGCCGGCCAGGACCACGCCGACAGCCCATTTCCAGGACGTGGAAACAAAAAGGCCCGCGAAGAATCCACAGGCCATGGACGTTGTGACGATGGAGAAAAGGAGTCTCACTCTTCGACCTCCGTGCCGCAAATCGCGGCGATGCGTTTCAGCCGGTCGCCACGCTTAGTCGCGAGGTGTTGCCAGCGTTTCTTTTCCTGATTCAGATGCGCGAGGGTGTGGAGCAGGTCCGTAATCATGCCGACCGGGTAGCCGTGCGCATGTCCGGCGTTGTCGTGGCGTTGACGGAGCCCGTCAACTTGCTGCTGTGTCAGGATCACGATTCTGGCTCCGGTTCCTCCGTCGCTGGCGGGTACTGGCTCTTCGTCGCCCACGCAACCCCGCACAAAAAACCGCGCATGAACGCCGGTGGCATCTGTGGGATGTAGCCATCATCGTCAATCGGTCCGTGGTAGGACTCCCAGTCATCCTGGGCGGCCTTGTTGATTGCGTCCATGATGATCATACTGCCACCTCCATCTCAAACGCTCCCGCGATTTTCCACATGACCTCTTCATCGCTTTCCAAGTCCTCGATCAACATTTTCAGCATGGTCCAGCTCGTTTGCTCCACCATACGCCACGGCCGGGGCATGTTGTGCCGATAGATCATGGTATTGATTGCGTAGTGGCATGCCATGACGCGCGCTCCGACGAACACAGGGCAGTACATTTGGCGACGGGCAAGGTTGTTTCCGGCAATGCGGACAAAAGATTTGGCGATTTTGGCCGTGGATCGGTGCAGGCTGTCCCGGAGCTGCATCCCCCCATCCCTGTTGATCGTGACCATCCCGGACGGTGCGGACGCAATCGCGTTGTCGCACGCCCGCATGACGCGGCCGGCTTGGCGGCGTAGTGCGTATGTGCTAACGGACGGATCGGCAAACGCTTCGGCGGCTGTTTTGAGCAGCGCGACGACGCCGATTGCGGTGCCGATGGTTTTGATGTTCACGCGACGTTCCTCCGTTGTGATTTCCGTTTCGGGATGTCATGGCCGTATTCGGCGCAGTCGAACGGTAACATGGCCGGACAGAGCCAGGAGCTACACTCCGTTGACCCGGTGTGTAGGTTCGCGAACGTGCTACGTTCGTCGATTGCCGGATGCCACATCCGTTTGACAACGGCGCGGTCTGTTTTCCCTGCCGCTATTTCCTTGTTTTTTCCAACTAGAAGCGGCTCGTTCGCGCTGATAGCCTTTTCGCGCAACCGATCGACGTCTGTTGTCGCGTTGAACTTCCTGTCTATCCCGAAGGCGGCTTTGACGATTGACTGGATCGTCTTCGGTTTCGCGTTTTCTCCTTGCTTAACACGAATAAAATAACAGGCAGAACCATGTATGTCTGACGGCATAAGGTGCCGCCCAACAGGGCCTGCGCTGGTCTTTTTCGCGAGCATGACCGAACCGTCCCTGGTTACATGGTAGCGGTCTAGGTAAAGTCGTTTTTCACCGTCCATTCCTTCGCCTCCGGTATTCCTCGGCCCGCCGCTTCGCCTCGGCTTCGTTCCGCTTCCACTCTGCGTAAGAGCCCCGTCTCATTTTCGATAGCCTCAGGTCCGTGGAAAACTCTACGGACATTCTAAGCGTTGTCGTCATCGGCAATGTCTCCAATAAAAAGGCCTTTCGGCCCTATACGCTGTTGCGGTTGTGGTGGATATATCAGAATGGGATGTCATCCATATCGTCTTTGGCGTTGTACTGTTGCGCTTGCTGTTGTGGCACGGGCTGGCCGTCGCGTTTGTCTCCGACCTGGAAGTCAATGTCCCTGCAAATGATCGAAAATCCGTTCCGCTCCACGCCGTCCTTGCCGGTCCATTTCTCGGTCTGCAATTCGCCGGACACAATGACAGGCTTGCCCTTGGTCAAGTACTGACCAAGCCCTTCCCGCTTAAAAAACTTGCAATTGATGAAGTCGGTGCGTTTGTGTTCACCAAAGCCACCGTCAACCGCGATACTGAATGACGAAATTGTTGTGCCTGACTGCGTTGTACGGACCTCACAGTCACGGGTTAATCTTCCAGAAAAACAACAAGTATTCACTGCTCCCCCTTGTGTTCCGTTTTGCCGGGGAACCGCCCCGGCGCTGGGTTACTTGAAACTCGGATCAATGCGCTGGATCAGCCGGACGCATTCTTCGCGCGATGGGTGATAGAATCGCGGGTACGGGCAGAACGATCCTTCCCCGCACTGTTGCGCCAGCGTTGACGGGCTGTACGGGTGCGGGTTGCATGTCTTGGCCCAGACTTCGCGCGCGTAGCGCATGGCCTGGATGTGTTGGCTTATGACGCTCATGCCGCCCCCCTCTTCATCGCCTCAAGTTGTTCGATCAGATATGCAGCCGCCCTCGCTGTCAGCTCCGAGAATGACGCGACGTTTTGCCACGTCGGCTTTGCCTGCCGCATGATCTGATTGGCGTCGGCAAGCCTGTCCTCGCGTGGTGCGCCAGCGTAGATGGCCATTAGGTGCTTGCGTTGCGCGTCGGTGATGAGTGGGTCCTGGCCAGACTTCGGCGCGGTCGGTTGTGGCGCGGGCTTCTGTTGCTGTGCCGGACCAGGCTTTAGCTTGCTGGCAGCGTGGCCGTCATCGTCTTCCTGGCTCAAGCCAACAATGGCCGCCAACGAGTAGCGTCGGGCGTAGGTGCAGGCAGAGCCAACGCCCTGCGGATCAGGCTTTTGCACCGGCGTCGATATCGTGCTCGACATCCACTCCCCGCTCTTGTGGAGCATGATCGTTTCGACATGCACCAGCCCGTCAGAGTAGGACGGGTGCTGGGACACGGCCAGTCCATGGCGGGACAGGACAGGGCGGACAGTGTTCAGGATCTCGGCAAGGTCCGCATATCTGTTCTTCAGGTGCGGGTTCTGGCTATTCTTCGTGGCGTTCTCGACTTCGCCCTGTGCTTCAGCCAGAGCAGCGGCTAGTGCCGCGATGCTTTCAGACTTCTGCATGATTCCTCCGTGGCGTCTGGCGCCCAAACTCAGCCAGCTCCTGCTCCGTCACTACCGACTCACCGCGTCGTGGAGATGAGAGGAAAAACATGGCCAGCGTCTCGCTCGGGATTTCCGTCACCCGGAACTGACCAGGTAGGCCGATAAACTCGCGCAGTGCTGTCCATAATGTAGGCGTCATCTCTGCCTCCGTTCCAGTGCGTCGATTAAGGGCTGTACAGGGCATCCCGTAGCGTTCATCACGTCCCACATGGATTCAATCTCCCGTTTCGATGCGCCCATGAGGATGTCGAAGTTGCGGGCCTTGCGGCGAAGCTCGGCAAGCTCATCCGCGTCAATGGTCACTTCGGCCTCGTTCTGCATCTTCACTTCGGCCAGAAAGCGCCGGTCAAAATCGTCGCAAAAGAGATTCATTTTCCACCCCCTAGTGACGGCATGACTCCGACCATGAACAGTGCAATCGGCCCGAAGAAAAACCCGGCAATCATCCACCCGAAAGCGGACCGGCCCTTTGACGATGCTACGATTGCAGACGCAAATCCGAGAATGAGCCATAAAAATACGAGTTCCATAATGCCTCCTGTGTTAATGGTTCGACGGCTTCGGGTGCGCGGGCGAGGTGTTCAGTCTCGCTCAAGGGAAGGAGGACGTCGCGTACCAACCCGCGCAAGGCTGGCCGTCTGGCTCATTGCTCCGTTTGTCCCCGGCTAATGCTATGTGTCACCGGGGCCTAGATGGCCTCTAGCTGGTGTCACACCGGAAGGGTCGAAGGTGGGGCGCGTGGGCCGCCCCGTAAATTTGTGTCGTTGGTTTGTTGTTGTATCCAGGTGGCCCCGTACCCACGGTCCATTCTGGATGGTTATTGCCAGGTCGCTTCGGGGCCTTTCGTCCCGCCTGGCTTTTGGATCTCTTTTTTTTGTCAAGGAGCGCGTTCGTCTTGATGTCATCCCTCCCCACCGTCCCCTCTGGCCTTCGGAGCGTCCTTGCCTTGCCTTGCCCTGCCGTGCCTTGCCCAGCCCTGCCATGCCTTGCCCAGCCGCGCCCAGCCTTGCCCCGCCTTGCACTGAGAAAATTTGAGCCTTTTCAAACCATGCTCAGGGTTCCTTGCCGTGCCTTGTAAGGCCCTGCCCCGACGCGACTCGCCGTGCGGAGCTGCGTCTCGTCATGAGAAATTTATGCGAACAACTCCAAGCTTTTCTTCATCGCCAGTGGGCCGCGCTCTGCGCCGTCAACGCGCTCGGAAATGCGCTGCTGCATCTTGCGGCCGGTCGCCTGCGTAATGATTCCGTAGACGGACAAGGCGGTATTGTGCGCCACCTTGAGTTCGTTCGGCAGGGTGGCAAAGTCTTCGACGGCGGCGAGCGTCTTTGCGGCTCTGCGCGACGTCCTGCGGATCTTGTTGATCATCCCGGCCCCGGCCTTGACCTTGCCGGAATCGTCCAGCCGCTTGAGACCGACGTTCGTAACGACGCCGAAGTAGATGCGCTCCTTTCTGGCGTGCCGCCGCGCCGACTCCATGATGTAGCGGGCTTCGGCCTGGACGTTTCGGCCGATCAGGGCGGTCAATTCCGCGTATTCGATGACCTGGCCAGGGTCGGCTTTCATGAGCCTTGAAAGCAGGATCGCCGCGTCAACGTGGATTGAATCTTTGGTCTGAAAGTTCGGGTTCATGTTCATCCCCTGTTTTGAAATTTAGAACCTTGTCTTGCCTTGTCAGGCCCCGCCTTGCCATGCCAAGTCGCGAGAAATTTGTACCTTGCCTTGTCTTGCCTTGCCTTGCCGGGCCTTGCCCAGCCATGCCATGCCAAGTCGCGCTAAATCTCTTCCACCGACTCCACCGCGAACCGACCATAGAAGCCGTTGTTCCTCGGGCGGAATCTGCCGATGCCGATAAATTTTCCAGCCTCTTCAAGGTGCTGAACGAGCACGTCTTTCGTGACTGTTTCATCGAAGACGTAGATGATGAATTCCCCACCCCAGTCGTGGATCACCGGGAAGCACTTATTGACTCGCTTCGGGCCGCCGCGCTTGCCGTCAGAGGGCACGAAAAACCATTCCCCGGGAACGTCGTCCTTCTTGATGGGCAGCACGATGGGGTCCGTGACCAGCGTGCCGGCCTCGATGTGCTTCGTGTAGGTGGACTTGCCTTTGCCGGGGATCTGGATGGAAAGATATTTGGCGGCCTCTGCAATGCAGTTCTTGAGCGCCATGGGCGGAATGATGACGTAGCCGTCGGAGTTTGCGTGGAGCCTGTCGCGCCAGGTGCGCCTTTCGTGGTCGTCATGGGTTTCTTTCGGCCCACGCGTATCGGATACGTTTTTGCTCTGCGAATACGGGGAAATTCCTTTGATCTTTGCGATGTACGTCTTCATTTCATGTCTCCATGCTTAAAGTGTGTCTTGCCTTGCCGGGCCTTGCCCAGCCATGCCATGCCAAGCCCTTCCCTGCCTTGAGAAATTTTTCCTACCCCTCCCCACCGTCCTCTCTGGTCTTTGGAGCGTCCGAACTAGGTCCGGCTCTGCATCCCACCGTCGCGTCTGGCGGTTCGGGCAACGACTCGGTTCTGACTTGGCTTCCCCGTGGGGAGGCGGTTTGGATTCCGTGTCGTTGTTGATTGAAGAATAACGAAAAATGAAATTTTGTCCAGAAAATAATTCCAAATTTCGAAAATATATTTCTGTCAAACAATGGTGGAAATTTTCGGATGTCATTTTTCTGATTGACAACGATTACGAAAACTGAAATTAGACAGACATGAAAAACAAACCGACATTTCAAGAGGCAATCGAATGGCTCTTGGCTACCCATAAAAACGTGGCCGGGGCTGCCCGTTGGCTGGGGATGACCCCGCAGAATTTGAAGCGGGTCAAGGATGAAGAGGAAGCTGGGAAGGGGCTTGTCAGAACACGGGAGTGGATTTGCTACCGTGTATGGGAAGAGACTTCAAAGTAAAAAGCCCGGCAGTCTGACGGGACGTACCGGGCGAAACAAAAAGGACTGGTGAACTATGTGTCAACAAGAATCGAATGTCAATTACGAGCGATTTCTGACGGACAAGCTCGTTGCGGCTCAACCGGTGGGCTTCGACGTGGACCTGGGCGAACTTAACCCCATGCTGTTCGACTGGCAGCGGGTGGTGGTTCAGTGGGCGCTAAAACGTGGATGCGCGGCGCTGTTTGAGTCATGCGGACTGGGCAAGACTGCGCAGCAACTTGAATGGGCCAAGCACATTGCGCGTCTGACGGGAGGTGACGTGCTCATTCTCGCACCGTTGGCCGTGTCATCGCAGACTGTCAGAGAGGGCGCGAAGTTCGGCGTCACGGTCAACAAATGCCGGTCACAAGTGGACGTTCGCCCCGGCGTCAACATCACCAACTATGAGATGCTTGAACACTTCGACGCTGGCCATTTCGCTGGCGTTGTTCTCGATGAATCATCAATTTTAAAAGGCTTCACAGGGAAGATGCGCAACCTGATATGCGCGTCGTTCTCAAACACTCCCTACCGCCTTGCATGTACCGCAACCCCTGCCCCAAACGACCACATGGAGCTTGGCAATCACTCCGAGTTTCTTGGCGTCATGCCAAATGTCAACATGCTCTCAACGTGGTTCGTCAATGACGGCTTTGAAGCTGGCAAGTGGAGGCTCAAGGGCCATGCCGCTGCTGACTTCTGGAGATGGGTGTCAACGTGGGCCGTCTGCCTCTCCAAGCCGTCTGACCTGGGCTTTGCCGATGATGGATACATCCTCCCACCCCTGCGCACGGTCAAGCATCATGTGGGCAAAGAATTTGAGTGCAAGGACGGCCAGCTAATCCGCACGCACGCACCGAGCGCAACCGACCTTGGCCGGGAACTTCGCGCAACAATAGACATTCGCGCCGACAAGACCGCCGAAATCGTAGCCGAAACAGACGGCCCGGTGCTGGTCTGGGTCAACTTGAATGATGAGGCCGAGGCGGTCCTTTCGCGCATTCCAGGTGCCAAGCAGATAACAGGGTCCATGAGCACGGATGCCAAAGAGAAAGTTATCACTGACTTCGTGGGCGGAACTCTCAAGGTGCTGGTGGCCAAACCGTCAATATGTGGGTTTGGTCTGAACTTCCAGCACTGCGCTGACATGGTTTTCATGGGACTGTCATACTCATTCGAACAGCGTTACCAGGCCGTGCGCCGGTGCTGGCGTTTCGGCCAGGCCCGCCCTGTCAATGACCATGTTGTGATGAGCCCGAGCGAAGCCAAGATTTTTGAGAAGGTCCACATAAAGGAGTTGAAGCACATGGAGATGGAGCAGGAAATGAGCGCAGACGTGGCCCTTTCGCATGAGGCAACGGTCAGGACTTCCGGTATGGAGTACAACCGCAAGGAAGTGCGCGGCAAGGACTGGACGGTTATCAACGGTGATTCCTGTAAAGAGATCCAGAACGTGCCGTCTGACTCGATGGGGTTTTCCATCTTCTCCCCACCATTCTCAAGCCTGTTCGTCTATTCCGACTCAATCCGGGATATGGGCAACTGTGAATCTGACAAGCAGTTTTTCGAGCACTTCTCGTTCCTTGTCCCGGAGCTTTTACGCATCACCATTCCCGGCAGACTTTGTGCCGTTCATTGCTCCCAGATTCCCGCCCACAAGTGGAAGGACGGCGAGATCGGGCTGAAGGACTTTCGCGGTGACATTATCCGCACCATGCAGGCGGCGGGATGGGTATATCACTCCGAGGTCTGCATCTGGAAGGACCCTGTAGTCGAGATGCAGCGCACAAAGGCCCTTGGACTACTCCACAAGCAAATCAAGAAAAACAGCGCCATGAGCCGCGTGGGGATGCCTGATTACCTTGTCGTATTCCGCAAGCCCGGAGACCCTGCAAAACCCGTAGCGAGGCCAAACGGCTTCAACCCGCAAGCCTACATTGGCGAGGACGGAGCGGACTGCAAAACGTCAATCGACGTATGGCAGAGATACGCTTCCCCGGTCTGGCACGACATCAACCAGACCAACGTCTTGAACGTCCGCGTTGCCCGCGCTGAGAAGGACGAACGCCACCTGTGCCCGCTCCAACTGGACGTGATTGAACGCGCCATTCATTTGTGGACGCTCCCAGGAGATACTGTTTTCACGCCCTTCCTCGGTATCGCCAGCGAAGTTTACAGCGCCGTCAAGCTCGGGCGCAAGGGCTACGGCATCGAACTCAAGCCCGAGTATTTCAACCAGGCCGTGCAGAACCTCAAGTCACTGGACGCAGACAAGCGCCACTTGTCGCTATTATCCCTCATGCAGTCGGAGGTAGCCTAGCCATGAAGGTCTATCTCGCAACCCCCTACAGCCACGACAATCCAGCCGTGCGAGAACTTCGGTTTATGAAAATCAACGAGGTTGCCGCTAAACTCATGGCTGACGGAATCCATGTCTATTCGCCAATATCACACACGCATCCGATAGCCGAGGCTGGAGACCTGCCGAAAGGATGGGACTTCTGGGAACAGTACGACAGGCATTTCATCGAATGGTGCGATGCCGTCTATGTGTACTGCGCAGACGGCTGGAAAGAGTCCAAGGGCGTGACTGCTGAAATTCAAATTGCGCGTGAACTCGGGAAGCCTGTTTGCTTCATGGGGGCGTAGCCATGGCAGACTTTAGAATAGACGTGGGCTTTTTCGGCCACATCAAGACCAAGAAATTGAGGAAGCGCCTCGGGCTAGATGGAGTTTTCGCTCTTCAGATGTTTTGGGCCTATGCAGCCCAGCATGAGCACGACGGCGTGAAGGTTTATACCGACGAAGACGTTTCGTTGGCCGTTGATTGGGACGGAGACGACCTTGCTTCAGTCCTGGCCGAAGTCGGGTATCTTGACGCGGTTGAAGGCGGGTACACGATTCACGAGTGGGAAACCCACAATGGATACGCTGCCAGCGCTGCGAAGCGGTCAGAATCTGCTCGCATTGCGGCAAACAAGCGGTGGGAGTCTAAGCGGATATGCGATGGCAATGCGGACGCATACGAAGGGCAATGCGATGGCAATGCGGGAGCATTACCGGGCGCAATGCAAAATGATGCCAAGGGCAATGCCCCATCTCCATCTCCATCTCCATCTCCAGAACCATCCCCATCTCACGCTCAAGACGTGCGCGTGCGCGTTGATAATCATCCGACTGACTCCAAGCCCATGCACCCGCCCGGACCATCCCCCCAGGAGTACTCCGTCGAGTTCCTGCAACTCGCGGAACAGTACCCGAGAAAGGACGAGGGCCTGGCAGCGGCATGGATAGCGTTCAAGGCGTGCAAAGCAGCCCATGCCTACCCAGGCAATCCCATTGTCCTGCCAATCCTCGTTGCCTGGCGAGTCTCCCCGCAATGGACCGATGACAGCGGGAGATTCATCCCGAGCTTTTCGCGATGGATTCGGGAAAGGAGATGGGAGGCTGGACCGCCCGAGGATGAGATTGCCAAGGTAGCCAAGCAGGTGGCGGATATGCGGGCGATTGCAGAAATGAAAAAACCGGGGGTGAGGCAATGACTGAGCAAGAACTGACACAAGCATCGAACCAGATAGCCGAGTTCCTGGGTTCTCCGGCACCGACAGCCACAAAGATTTTTGCATGGATGCCCAAGGTCGAACGCATCCCGGGCGAGGCCATTCCGTACATCGTGGAGAAGATAACCGACGAACTGGACAGGATGCCGCCGAACTTGCCGAAGGTGTTCAGAGAGAAGTTCCGCATGTGGCAGGCAGAGAATCCCAAGAAGAACGCGCAAATCGTCCAGAAGGGATGCCCTGATTGTGAAAGCGGCGTCCTGTTCCTGGAACGGGAAGGAAAGACCGCTTGCATATTTTGCCAATGCTATGACGGCGATACGGGCGCGGTGGGCCGCTCCACACTGGCCTACATGGAACGGCAAGGCTGGCGGTCAACCAAGGCCAAGACCATCGGGCCAGGATGCGCGAACAAGGCAGACATTGCCGCGCAACTGAGCCAGGCTAGGCAGGACGAACGCAGGCCCGACCCGGCGCGATATGACGGCTATGAAGACCGTTTCGCGGAAGGTTGGTAGCATGACCCCCTGCCACACCCCCACGCCCTGCCCGCTCCTGCTCGGCAAGGGCACATGCGGCCACCAAGTGCTGTACGGGCCGGATGCGTGTTGGCGAAGGGACGGGAGGCCGGAGAGGAAGGCGGGGTTGGAGAACGAGAGAAGCCCGTTCGCGGGTGGAGATACGGAGGGGGGTGATGAATGAGTTGGCATTATTTGCAGGAGGGGGCGGCAGCATCTTGGCCGGGAAACTCCTTGGATGGCGCACCGTCTGCGCTGTTGAAATTGATTCCTACGCCAGAAGTATCCTCCTCGCCAGGCAGCGCGACGGAATCCTTGAGCCGTTCCCAGTGTGGGATGATGTCGCCACGTTCGACGGCAAGCCGTGGCGCGGAAGCGTCGATGTCATCACCGCAGGGTTCCCATGCCAGGACATCAGCATATGCGGGCGAGGCGACGGCATCACGGGTGCACGGTCTGGGCTTTGGAAGGAAGCGGGAAGAATTATTGGCGAGGTACTGCCGCGATTCGTCCTCTTGGAGAATAGCACAATGCTTGCCCGTCGCGGGCTTGGCGTCGTCCTTGGAGATTTGGCCGACATCGGGTTCAATGCGGAATGGGGAGTGTTTTCGGCGGCGGCGTGTGGAGCAGCCCATAGACGAGAGCGGATTTACATTTTTGCTTACGCCGACGGCGAACAGTTGGAAGGCCTGGACATTCAGAAATTTACGGGCGCTGATCCGAAAGAATCACGCAGACGGCAATTTACAAGAGCAGTTGGCGCGGCTCTTTCTGAAGATGACTACGCCGCAATGCCAAGAAATACTCATGAACTGGCCGAAGGAATGGACCGCCTCCGCGTCACTGGAAACGGATGGGTTCCAACAGTGGCTGCAAGAGCATTCCGCACACTCGCATCGAGAATCGCAGCATAAAGTTAGCCCGTTCGCGGGGGAGGGGGAAGAGTGAAGTTCACGATACCGATTGAACCAGTTGGCCAGATGCGGGCCAGGCACACCAGCGCCGGGAAGTTCTCCCGCACATACAAGGCCAAGCAGCAGCAGACGGCAGAGAACAGGCTTCTCGCCTTCGCAGTGCAGCACCGCCCTGATGAGCCGATAGACGGGCAGCTTGAGGTCAGGATTGACGCATACATGCCAATACCCGCCAGCATGACGAAGTTCAAGAAGGCTCAGGCCAAGATGGGAGAGTTGAGGCCGACCAAGAAGCCGGACGTCGACAACATCGCCAAGCACTTGCTGGATTGCTTCAACGGCATTTTCTGGGTGGACGATAAAAACATCGTCGGGCTGATGGTCAGGAAGTTTTACTCGGATCATCCAAGGTGGGAAGTTGAGATACGGCCAGCATAGGTAAATTTCAAGCGACGTTGGCTCGTGAGCGGTTTTAGGCGGGAATGTGGGCAACGAGTCGGATGATGGGTTTGAACGCGGGAGGATGGAAATTTGAGCGAAAAAGAGATTGAGGAGCAGGCGGAGAAGATGTGGCTCGAATATCACGGCGACTATCCGCCTGACATCATCCCCGCCATGCCGCCGGTTTACATCCGGGGGTTCCGGGACGCGCTGCGGTGGATTCAGGGGTGGGCGATTTACGAAGCAGAGAAGGGGGGAGAAGTGAGCGGACGCGGTGATGATAGGACTTCGATGTACGGCGAAGCAGGGACCGGAATAGGCGGCATACCGTTTCGATATGTCGAGAAGTTCGCCGCGCCAAGTGACCCGGTAGAACACCCGGCGCACTACCAGCAGTTTGGCATGGAAGTGATAGACATCATCCGCCACGTCCTCGGGCCGGAAGGGTTCAGGGCGTACTGCATCGGCAACGAATTGAAATATCGGCTTCGTGCTGGTGACAAGGTCGATGCCGCGCAGGACTTGGCGAAGGCCCAAAAGTACCGTGAATTTAGGGAGGGTAAATGAGCGAGACAGAATCGATATTCCGCGAGGCAGTCGAACGATACGGCGCCTTGCCGCAAATCGGAATGCTGCATGAGGAAATGGGCGAGCTCATGACTGCAATCAACCAGTGGACACGCGGAAGGGTTAAGGTTGAGCGCGTGGCAGAAGAAATGGCAGACGTGTGCATCATGCTGCAGCAACTTTCATATGTCGTGGAGACACTGACACAGGGAGAACTGGACGCAGAGGTGTTCGACGATTTAGCTCAGGTGTTTTTCGATAGCAAGATGGAGCGGTTGGCAATGCGGCTGGTGATGGGGGAGGTGGGATGAGCTACTCAAGATGGGGCGGGTCGAACTGGTACGCATACGACGACGTCCCGCAAATCGTGTGTGAGGTGGTCTAGTGTCTCGCACCAGCGTATCGTGGCCGGAACTGGTCAGGGTCATGGGCGAGGACGGCGCGAGGGATATGTGCGTGGCCTATGGCGGAATTCCTGTCTATATTCGCCAGAGTCCATCCGAGACACTTCTCTTCGCCGTAGGGGAGGCCGCTGCAAGGGCTATATGCAAGGAGTACGGCGGCACGGAGATAATTCCGCCCATTGGTCCACGCAAAGGCCCTACGAACAAGGAGAGGGCCATTCAGATGCTTGAGAGCGGCATGTCCCAACTTGATGTGGCTATCGCCCTGCAATGTCATATCCGCACCGTCGAGTACGCGGCCCAGGCAATCAATGGCGGGAAGCCCAAACGGAAGGACGCGAAGAACGCAGGGGTGGCGAGGTTGCCGATATGACGAAGGACTAAACGCCTTTTTCATTTCGCAAGGACTAAACGACTTTTTGGCCGGGAGATTTTCTCTCGGCCTTTTTTGTGGCGAAGGACTAAACGGCTTTTTGAAAATCGAAGGACTAAACGGCTTTTTGAAAATCGAAGGACTAAACGGCTTTTTGAAAATCGAAGGACTAAACGGCTTTTTGGCCAGTGACCTTGCTTTGCGCCCGGGTTTTGGAAACCCGGCCCGCCGTGACCAGGAGTGGCCCTGGCGTTCCGGTGCGGGTCCAGCTCCGGGCGGGAAGCGAGGTCATGTCAACGATCTGGTGTGACAATACCCCAGCTTGAAACCTTGTATAGATTCGCAATGCGTGCATATAATGTAATGGACGTGCGGAGCTGGCTTTTCGCCTCGGTTGTTGGCAAAAAATATTTTCAGATTATTTTTAAATAATCGTTGACAGATTCGCAATGTGTGCATAAATATTAGCCAACGAGTCGCGAAACGGACCTAGTCCACAAACAAGGGAGAAAAATCATGGCAACGACACTGATGGTAAACGACGAATATTTCGGAGAAAAGGTGGTCGGCACCCGCGAGGAATTTCGCGCCACGCTTCAGGACAATTTCCGATCCTGGTACGCAGACTATGATGGCGAAATGAGTTTTGGCGAGTATGTCGAGAGCGCGCTGGACGAGCATTTGATGGACGCCGACGCCGACGAAATCGAGAATTGCGAGCGGCTCAACGCGCCCATACCGGCGAAGATCAAGGCCGCCCGCATGGCCGCAGGATTGACGCAGGAACAGGCCGCCCGCGTGATCGGCGCAACCCGCAGGGCCTGGCAAGAGTGGGAAGCTGGGCGCCGGAATATGCCTAGCGCAAAGTGGGAGCTTTTTCAGATCAAGGTTAAGCAGTCGAAGAAGTAAAACGCAGTCGGCCCGCTCCGGTGCGCTAACACCTCGGCGGGCCTCATCCACAACATCACAGGAGGATGTCATGGAAGCAAGTACGGTACAACGGAGGTGAGGCAATAATGGCACTCCGACACGATAACACGCCCCGAGTCGCTGGCAGGTTTCAGGAAAAAGAGTTCGGCGCCCTTTTCGAATATGCCGAGCTTGACCCGAGCGCGGCGCATTTTGAGTATGACAAGGCTATCGGCGCCACGCATCTTGTTTACGTCGGCCCATGGTGCAAGCCTCAGCCAGGCATTGACCGAGGATCTAGGGCAGCTATCGTCAAGCGCACTGTTGCATACGTGGCAGTCGACGAGGATGACATGGGCCGCCCGGTCTGGGAAAAGTGGAGCATCAAGAATCACATGGAGTACGCGAGATGAAGACCATGGACGAAAAGCGCCAGGCAGAAAACAGGATCATGCGGTACGCCAAGCAGCCTACCTATTGGCGCAAGGCAAAGGCGGAGTGTCGCAAGCTGCGCAAGCAAGGCCTCGGCATGTCGGATCAGCATGCGGCGGCGCTGCGGATCGTGACGAGCATGACGAGCTTCGCCCCGCCTGTTGCTCGTGACATCGCGCTTCAGGCTATGCTCGCGTCCTGGACATAGCAGCCAGGCGCAAGCCATCGAGCCCACCACAAACGAGCCCGCCCAGCGCGGGCTTTTTTGCGTCCAGCGACTGGAGCTGCGGCGCGCGATCCTCCCAGCTCGGCCAGGTCGCATCCGATCCGGCCCGACAGGTCCAGCCCATGCCCTACCATGCCCGCCCCAGAGCGGGCTTTTTCATGCACCCCAGGACAGCCCCGCGTTAAAGGGCCGCAACTGCCCCTCTCTTGCGTCCTCTCTCGTGGGCGATGCAATGTATGCTTGCGCAGCGAAGGACGCGCGAGAGGCGACGTAGCGAGGCCGTAGGGCTATTGTGCAAGGGAGGCAGGGGGGTCAAAAAGTCCAGGGGTTTACGTCGGAGACCGTCGTTGGCTCTATTTCTTTTGCACGTGCAAAATTGAGGGAACTTTTTTGGCCCATGAAGCCTTTCGGGGGGGAAAATCTATCTGTTTAGTGCTCCTGATTGGCCTACTTGAAAATCTTTTTTCATCAATCCCATAGGAGCTCACGCCATGCCCTTATGCGACCGAGTTTTAGACAATGGCCTGGCAGCCATAACGAGCGCGTCATGCACGGTAGAGCTGCTGGCCGGAAAGGATGTGCCGAAGCAGTACTAGCCGCACCGAGAATCGCTGCGAGAATGGTTTGAGACTGAAGTAAACGCCAATGCGGAAGCACGACGCAAGCAGACGTGCGTGTGAGGTAAAAATGGAGCTGACAGGACTCGAGGTGATTATGGGCGGCGCGATACTGAGCGGCGTCGTGGGCATCGGCACATGGATCATTTCGTCGGCCAGATTCCAGAGCCGCACAGCTTGCGACGAGCGTCACGCCGGAGTCTGCCGGGACATCTGCGCGATCAAGGAAAAGCAGTCTGCGGATACCGGCATCATCATGCGGATGCTCCGAAGCCTGATTGTTCATTCAGACATCCCAGAGGCAGAGAAAGAGCGAATTTTGAACGACAGGTCGGCAAAATGACCTGGGAACAATTCTTCGACTGGCTCATGGGGTGGGAGTCCCGCGTAGTCCATACAGACCCTCGCGATCCTGGCGGCCAGACAGCATGGGGCATCTCCCGCCGCTACTGGCCAAAGTGGGCCGGGTGGGAGTGGGTGGACGGTGGCCGCGCAGAAGACCCAGGCTTCGTATCTCTCGTGTCTGATTTTTACCGCACACAATATTCTGGGTTCTGGCAGTCGCTACCTGCCAGGGTCAATGCCGTCGCAGTCGATACGGCTGTCAACATGGGCCATGACTACGCCGTGCAGTGCATCCAAGACGCGCTCAATCTCCTGGCCGGGTCCGCGTATGTCGTGGTCGACGGCAAGATGGGGCCGCGCACAATGGACGCCGTGAAGCACGCAGACGCATCAGCTCTTGCCTACGCCATGTGCGCGGTCAGGCTGGCAGAGTACGGACGGCGAGGGCGCAATGGCGACCCCAGGCGCGTATTCCTCGATGGCTGGATCAATCGTGTTCGCAGTCTCATGGGGGTGATTTGATGAAATACGCAATCATAACCCTGCTCCTTGCCCTGGCCGGATGCTCAACGCATACAATCAGCATCGGCCCGGACTCGACCAACGCCACGAGTACATCATTTTTGTACTGCCCCGAGGCTCGGGTGATCCGCGCACAGGACGGCAAGCGGTCCGTTGACATGGTTGGCGAGGCGTCAGGCGTTGGGGCTGTTGTGACGGGGGTTTTGCATCCATGAGCACGCCCATCTGCAATTTTCATTGGCCCGAATGGGGCTGCAAACTCGTAACGCCGCTCTACATGACCTGCATGGAGATGGACGAAATCATGCTCGTCACAAACGGGTGCGGACGTGAGGGGGTGGAGGCCATGCTGGTGCCTGACACCATCTGGGGCCTCGACATTTCCCCCGTGTGTCGTGTGCATGACATCATGTATCAGTACGCCGATAGTCTCGAAGACGAGAATTTCGCAGACGCAATCATGGGAGCGAATCTCATCAGTATCATTAAGCAGAAGACGAAATGGCGCATCATGCAATGGCTACGCTTGCGCAGGGCCTACAAGTACATCGACGCCGTGGCGCTGACGAACTGCGTGTCGGTAGCGATGCTGGAAGACCTGGGCATAAAGGATATGGTGTGCTGACGAACAAACAGCTTATCATCATTGGCGCAATCGCCATTGCGTTGACGGCGCTGATTATGGGCTGTCCGCTGGAACAGGTTGTGCGTGCGCTTGGGCTGATGGTTGGAATAGGCGGATAAATTTCAGGCGTTGACGAACGTCTAACCCCCGTGCCCGTGCGGAGGTGATCCAAATCTATCATGTCGGTGACGTTACCGTAATGATCCTTGTTTTACCGGGCGCGGGGATATTTTTCGAACAACACCGGGGACGCCGGTTGAAATGCGACCCAAAGCTGAAAAAGCACCAAGTCCAGGCGCACCATTCCGGGTTACTTTTTCGCCGGAAGGCGGAACTACCCGACGCCGCCGGGGAGCGGGTAAACTCCCCGGCAACTTTAGGAGGCACATGAAATTCCGTAAAAAGCCAGTGGTGATTGAGGCGATGCAGTTTGAAACCAATAATGTTGGCGGAAACGAGCACATGGACGCCATTCTTGAGTGGATTGGCGATAGTGCGGCTTGGCATGACAGTACAGACATATTCATACCCACACTTGAGGGTGTGATGCGTGCGAGCGTTGGTGACTGGATAATCAAGGGCATCAATGGCGAGTTTTACCCGTGCAAGCCGGACATCTTTGAAAAGACATACGAGCCAGCGGAATAACATGCACCGACGAAGGAAGAGGATGCAACGCAAACTCGGATACAACTCTTGCAGAGTCGGCGCGATCATGTGCCAGGAAAAACGCAACTGCCAGAAGAGGCGAAAACATGCCGCCAAGGCCACATAAGCCCTGCCGCAAGCCCGGCTGTTCCCGGCTGACACAGGACGCTTCCGGTTACTGTCAGGCCCATGTCGAGTGGGGCAGGCAGAAGGCAGAGGCCGACCTGTCGAAGCGCAGGCAGGTTGCTGATGATAGGCGCGGCACGGCCCACGAGAGAGGCTACAACGCGAAGTGGAGAAAGGCCAGGGCTACGTTTTTGCGCAGGAACCCATTGTGTTCAGTCTGCGGGAAGCCCGCCACGATAGTTGACCACATTGAGCCGCATAGAGGCGATACAAACAAGTTCTGGGACTCCGATAATTGGCAAGCCTTATGCGTAACGTGCCATAATCGGAAAACCGCAAGGGGCGAGTAATGGCCAAGGGCCGCAAGAAACTTCCGGACAAAATCAAAGAGGGACGTGGCACCGCGCAAAAGTGCAGGGCCGCGAACACCGATTTGACGCAATCCAGGGAAGAACTGGAATACATTGATTGGGAAAGCGAAGACCCGCGTGCATACTTTGACGCCATCAGGGACAATCTCATTGAAATCGGGCTCAACAGCCGCTCGTACAGCCTGCTTGTGTCCGCGACGGCGCAGAGGTGCGCGGACCTGGCGAAAGCTCGGAATGCGCGTGACGCCGTTGGGATTGTCATCGAGGCCACCAACGTGAACGGCGACGTGCTCTTGCGCCGTCACCCAGCCGATAACGCCATTGGCGAAGCGTTCAAGGACGTTCGCAGCGCGTTGACAGAATTCCGGCTCACTCCATCCAAGATTGGGCAGTCCCTTAAAAAAGATGACGGCGCTCAAGGGTTTGGGGGCCTGTGAGAGAGATTCGCAAGCGCCGCACGCATCCTCATTGCCGCAGGGCCACGAAGTACGCCAAGGACATCGTTGGCGGGAAGATTCCGGCCTGCCGATTGACGATTCTCGCCTGTCAACGATTCCTGTCTGACCTTGAATCCAAGAAGTGGAAGCTCAACAGGGACCGGGCAGAAAGAGCCTGCGAGTTCGTGGAGCTCATGCCCCACGTCAAGGGCAAGTGGGCCGGGCAGCCGCTCATTCTTGAGCCCTGGCAATCCTTCATCTTCGTCAATCTGTTCGGTTGGGAAAATGCCCATGGGCTCAGGCGCTTTCGGCGGGCCTATATCCGCGTGCCGCGCAAGAACGGCAAGTCGTGCATCGCGGCCCCGGTGGGGCTGCTCATGCTGACGGTAGAGGCGGAGGCTGGGGCTGAAGTTTATTGCGGCGCGACGAGCGAAGCCCAGGCTGATGAGGTTTTCCGCCCGGCCAAGGCCATGGCGGAGCGGGCCAGGGGGTTTAAACAGACGTTTGGCCTGACCATCGCGGCCAGTTCCATTTTCCGTGAGGACGGGCTCAGTTTTTTCAAGAAGCTGATTGGCAAGCCCGGCGAAGGCCAGTCCCCGCATTGCGCCATCCACGACGAATTCCATGAGCACAAGACCTCGGAGCAGGTTGATTCCATGGATACCGGCATGGGCGCACGGCAAGAGCCCCTGCAGTTCATCATCACGACATCCGGATTCGACACGTCGAGCCCGTGCAAAGAGCTGGACGATTACGCGGCCAAGGTCGTGGGTGGCGACTTCGAGAACGAATCATTTTTCGCGCTCATGTATGGCATCGACGACGACGACGACTGGACGGATTTCGAGGTCTGGAAAAAGGCGAATCCGAACTTCGGCGTGTCTGTCTCCGATGAGTACCTGCGCGGAAAGCTCGCAGAGGCCATCCAGCGCACGTCATTGCAGAACACGGTCAAGACGAAACACCTCAACTGCTGGGTGAACGCTGGCGTCGGCTGGATCAACATGGCGAAGTGGAACAGCAACGCCGACGAAGGACTTGAGCTTGAGCGGTTCGCCGGGTGCAAAGCCTGGATCGGGATTGACCTTGCGTCCAAGATCGACCTCACGGCCATGATGATCCTGATCCGCCATGAGGATGCTTGGTATCTATTCGGCAAATACTACTTGCCCCAGGATACCATCGATCTGAAGGGCAACGAGCACTATCAGCGCTGGCAGATGGAAGGCTGGCTGACCGGGACTCCCGGGGCACGCACCGATTACGCATATCTGGAAGAGGATCTGCTGAAAATCTACGAGTCCTTACAGGTGCAAGAGATCGTCTACGACCCGCGCGAGGCTGAATACCTGATGCAGTCAATCAGGGAGCAGGTTTCGTGCCCCATTGTGGAGATGACACAGTCTGCCGCCGCCCTGTCTGAACCCATGAAAGAGTTCGAGGGGGAAATTTGCGCGGGGAAACTGTTGCATAACGGTGATCCTGTACTTCAGTGGGCAGCTGGCAACGTAGTTCTCAAAGAATCGAGGAACAAACTCTACTACCCGGCCAAGCAGAACGTGCAGAGCAAAATTGACCCCATCGTGGCGGCGGTTATGGCCATGGCCAGAGCAAAAGCGCAGGTTGACGACGGATTCGCGGGGCTGGTTGACGTGACACAATTCATCGGCGGTGAGCAGTGAATTTGAATCCATTTCGATGGTTTAGCGGGAAAAAACAGCCCGAAAACGCCTACAAGGACGTCGTTTCCGAGGAAAAGGCCATCGAACTCCTGTTCGGCGGTTACGGTATCCCGACGACGGCCGGCATGGTGGTAAACGAGCAGACGGCCATGCGGATCAGCGTCGTCTACCGCTGCGTCTCTCTCATCGCCGGCACCATCGCAAGCCTCCCGTGCGAAATCTACCGCTACAAGGGCGGCAAGTCCGAATTGGCCGACGATCACCCCGTCTACTGGCTCCTGCACGACGAGCCGAACCCGCTGATGACCGCCAACACGTTCTGGAAGAACTTCCTCTGGTGGGCGCTCATGCGCGGGAATGGCTACGGGCTGATCGGCCGCTCCAGCCTAGGCGCTCCGCTTGGCGTTGGCCTGGTCAAGCCCACGTCGGTGACGACGGACCTGTCCCAGGACAAGGCGCGGCTGATCTACCAGATCACGCTCGACACGTACGAGGTGCGCCGGTTCGATCAGTCCGACGTCATGCACTACCCGTTCATCGGGTGGGACGGGAAGGCCGGCCGTAGCCCGCTAGAGTGCGCACGCGAGGCTATAGGGCTTGCCGCGGCCGCCCAGGAGTTCAACGAGCGGTTTTTCTCCCAGGGCAACGCCGCTGACATCGCCATGGAGTTTCCGGGGAACGTCAATGACGAGCAGATGAAGCGCATTCTCGACATTTACGCCCGCAATCGGGCTGGGCTTGAAAAGCAACGACTCCCGCTTGTGTCTACTGGCGGGGCCACGATTAAGCGTCTGGATTTCGACGCCGAGAAGTCGCAGCTCGTGGACGCCCGCAATTTTCAGGTCGAGGACATCTGCCGGTTCTATGGCGTGCCGCCTCACATGGTCGGCCACACCAGCAAGAGCACTTCCTGGGGCTCCGGCATCGAAGAGCAGACGCTCGGGTTCGTGAAGTTCACGCTCCGCGACATCCTGAAGGGCCTTGAGCAGGAAGTGAACCGGAAGCTCCTGCGGTCCACGCGCTTTTACTGCAAGTTCAACCTCGACGCCCTCCTGCGGGCCGACAGCAAGGGCCGCTCCGAGTTCTACAAGGCGGCGGTCGGCGGAACACAGAGTCCTGGCTTCATGACCGTGAACGAGGTCCGCGCCTTGGAAAATCTCCCGCCTCTCGAAGGCGGCGAAACACTTTTCGTCCCGGTTCCGGCCGCTGCGACCGAGAAAAAGGAGGCATCAGATGCCAAATGATTTTGAACGCATCAGCGCGCGCGAGTTGCTGGCCAGGTCCGAGCGCGAGGCCGTTTCCCGGGTCAAGGCCGGGAAGCCCGCACAGATCAGCCCAGCCACTGTCATGGACGCCGCGAAGGACGAGGCCACGGTCTACGTCTACGACGCCATCGGCGGCTGGTGGGGCCTTGATCCGAAGACGTGGGTTCCCGAGTTCGCGGCCATCAAGGCCAAGACTATCCACCTGAGAATCAATTCTCCTGGCGGTGCCGTACTGGATGCCGAGGCCATGCGCACAATCGTGGCGCAGCATCCCGCCCGCGTGATTGCCCACATTGACGGCATGGCGGCAAGCGCCGCTACTGGCTTAGCCCTTGCGGCCAAGGAAATTGAAATGTCCGCCGGCGCGATGTTCATGATCCATAACGCTTGGGGATTGGCGATGGGCGGCGCAAAGGAAATGCGCGACTACGCAGACCTTCTTGAGAAGATCAACGCCAACATCCTGGCCGAGTACGACCGCAAGACCGGCAAGGGCGAAGAGCAGATCAAGGATTGGATGGACGCGGAAACGTGGTTTACCGCCGCCGAAGCCCTGACCAACGGTTTCGTGGATAGAATTTTCAGCGCCGTCGAGCCGGAAGAGGGCGACGACGCGAACAACGCCGTGGCTATCGTTGCCCCTGGCGTCAACGCGGCTATTGGCGATGCCGACAAGGCACGGCGCGAACGCGCTTTGCTGTTGGCTGAAATTGGAATGTAGCGGGCGCTCCGCACAACTCTAACCAACCATGGAGCAAAACATGGACATTCAGAAACTGCGGGAGTTGAAGGCCGCGAAGGCCGAGGAAGCCCGTAAACTCCAGGCAAAGGAAACTTTCACCGCTGAAGATCAGGTCGCTTTTGAAGCCCTGGTTGCCGACGTGAAGGCCATCGAATCCCGCATCCAGGCCGCCATGGAACTGGACGGGCTGACCGACCCCAAGGACGCACTGACTGTCGCCGCCCAGGCCGGCAGCATCACCATCACCAATCAGCCCCCGGTCTACAAGAACCTTGGCGAGCAGATGCTTGACGTCATGGTGATGACCACCGGCAGCGACTTCAAGGCCAAGTCTGCCGCCGCCGAGCGGTTCCAGAAGGTCGTCAACGCTGCCTCCGGCGGCTCCGTCGGCATCGACGCCGAAGGCGGCTACCTCGTTGAAACCGACAAGGCTGCCAGCATCCTGACAACGGCTATCGAAACTGGTGTGCTGGCATCCCGCTGCACCCAGCAGCCCATAGGCGCCATGGCCGACTCGTTCAGCTACTTGGCCGCCGACGACCGCGACCGCTCCGACGGCAAGGTCAACGGCATCCAGGTCTACCGCAAGGGCGAGGCCGATACGATGACCGCTGGTGGCAAGGCCAAACTGAAGGAGCGCGAGATCCGCGTCGAAGATATGTATGGCCTGATCTACGTGACCAACAGGATGCTGCGTGATGCCTTGGCCATGGCCGAGTATACCAAGCGCGTGCTGCGTGAGCAGTTGGCGTTCAAGCTCGACTACGAAATCTTCCAGGGCAACGGCGCAGGCCAGTGCCTCGGCATCATGAACTCAGGCCTGATCGTCACGGTCAGCAAGGAAACCAGCCAGACCGCCGGCACCATCAACGCGACCAACGCGATCAAGATGCTGGCCCGGTTCAAGGGTGACATCTCCAGGGCGTGTTGGTTTGTGAACCAGGACTGTCTGCCGCAGTTCCCGCTGATGACAGTTGGTAATCAGCCGGTCTTCATCCCCGGCGGGTCGTTCGCCAACGCTCCGTTCGGGATGCTGCTTGGCCTGCCCATCGTGCCCATCGAATTCTGCAAGACTGTGGGCGACCTGGGCGACATCGTCCTGGGCGACTTCAGCCAGTATTTGCTGGTTCGCAAGGGTGGCGTGGAAGAGGCCGAGTCGATGCACGTGAAGTTCACCACGGACGAGATGGCATTCCGCTTTATCGTCCGCAACAACGGGCAGCCCATGCACGACTCCCCCATCACCCCGCTGAACGGCTCCAACACCTTGAGCCCGTTCGTCACGCTGCAAGCCCGCGCCTAATAGGAGGACGCCATGAACCTGATTGAAAAAGTGAAGATCGTCGAGGCCATCGCTCCGGTCGTGGGCACCTCTGCCGCCGCCGGGGATTATATCAGCCTGAAGAACGCTGGCCACGTCACCGTGCTGGTCCACGTGACGCAGGCCAGCGCCGCGCCTGTGGCCATCACCATCGAGCAGGCGAAGGCCGTCGCCGGCACCGACTCCAAGGTTATCACCAACGCAGTGCCCATCTACCTGGTGGCTGATGCGGCGACCTCGGACGCTTGGGTGCGGCAGACCGATGACGTGGATTACACCACGAGCGCGACCCTGAAGCACAAGCTCGTGGCCTTCGAGATCGATGCCGCGTCCCTGGACCAGGCCAACGGTTTCGACTGCATCTGTGTGAAGGCAGCCGCGTCCGACACGGCCAACCTGGTTTCGGCGCAGTACATCCTGTCCGACCTCCGCTACGGCGCCGAGAAGACGGCCATCACCGACTAGCCCTATGGAGGCCGTCATGAAAGTGCGCCTGCTGACCCGCTGGAACGGGTATATGTCGAATGACATCGTGTCCGTGTCCACTGCCCGGGCCGAAATGCTGGAGTCGGAGGGGATCGGGCGTGTCATCGACCGGCCGGCCCCTGCGGAAGAGGTCAAGGCGAAGCCCGAGGCCAAGAAGAAGTAAACGCGCGGCCCCTGCGAAAGTGGGGGCCATTCTTGAAAGGAACGTCCATGCTCAAACTCGTCACCGCCCCTACCGTCGAGCCTGTCACCTTGTCCGAGGTCAAGGCGCACGCCGTCATCGGTCACGACCTCGACGACACGTTGCTGGCCATTATGATCAGCGCGGCACGGGAGCACGGCGAGTCCCTGACGGGCAGGAGCTGGGCACCGAAGACCCTTGAGGTCGTGATGGACGAGTTCCCGGCCGGGGCCATTGAGTTGCCGGCATCGCCCATCACGGCAGTGACGTCGGTCAAGTACCTCGATGCCGATGGCGTTGAGCAGACCATGCCCGACACGGACTACACGGTCGACGCCGACTCTCTCGTGGGCCGCGTCGTGGCTGTGGACGAGTGGCCGGAAACGGACGACACGGTCAACGCCGTGCGAGTGCGGTACGAGGCAGGCTTCCCGGCAGGGAGCATACCCTCTGCGCTGAAACAATGGCTACTCATCCGCGTGGCGACCCTCTACGAACACCGCGAGGCACTGACGATGGTGAGTAATGGCCGATTGGTCATGCCCATGGACCGCTCATTCGTTGATGGTCTGCTGGACCCCTACACCGTCCTCGGGGGCATGTGATGATTCGCGCCGGAAAGCTCCGTCAGGTCATCACCTACCAGGCCAAGACCCAGACCGTAGACGACTACGGCGGCCCGGTGGAGGCGTGGGCAGACTTCGCCACGGTTCGGGCCTCAGTTGCCCCGCTGATTGGCAAGGACATGCTCTCGTCAATGGCGGCTCAGTCCACGGCGGAAATGCGAATCAACCACCGCTACCTGGCCGGGGTCACGTCGGCCATGCGGATTATCTGGGAAGGGTCTGAATATGAGATTGTGGGCGAACCCGCCAACGTCCACGGGCTGTCCCGTGAGATTGAGGTGATGGCCCGCAAGATTGGAGGTGGCGCGTGACGACTGAAAGCACTCTCCAAACCCTACTATCGCCTCTCGCGGCGGGTGGATGCTGGCCCGTAGCAAACACTGCGGCGACCATCACCCATCCGTACATCGTCTTCTATCAGATTACGTCAGGTTCCGAGATGCTTGATGAAACCGGGCTTGATGTGCAGCGATACCAAATCGACTGCTTTGCAAAGTCATACGGCCAAGCAAAAGCATTGGCGAACTCCATCAGGGGGGCAATAGCAGGGTCATCTCTTGTAGGTTCCTATCTGGGAGCCATGGACGGTGAATACAACGAAGTGGTGAAGGATTACCAGGTCATAACCGAATTCAAGATTTGGGCAGAACAATGAGTACACCATCAGAGCAGGTAATCGAGTACGCTCGGCTGCTTGAACAAATCAAGAGTAGATTTCCGGATGTGTTTCGGCACATTGTTGGGCTGATACGCACAATTTTAAAATAGGTCCGGGTTCGCCCCTGCCCTTGAAAATTTCACCGCCCACCCTGCCACGGCTCGGCGCTCTCCACAAAGGAGCGAAAAGCCATGGCAAATGCAGTAGTTTGGAAAAACGTAAACGTGTCCATGCAGTCGGCTATCGCCGCTGCGAAAACCATCACCTCCATCTCTCAGGCCGCAACCGCCGTAGTCCAGTGTACCGCGCACGGCTACGCAAACGGGGACATTGTGTACCTCGAAGTGCAGGGCATGAGACAGTTGAATGAGAAGGCGTGCCGTGTCGCATCCGTGGCCACGGACAGCTTTTCGTTGGAGGGCATCAACAGCACCGACTTTGACGCCTTCACCAGCGGCACGGCTCAGAAGGTCACGCTGGGCACCAGCATTTCGACGGCGACCAGCATCAGCGCATCCGGCGGTGAGTTCGACATGATCGATACCACCACCATCCACGACAACGCCAGAAGCCAGATGCCGGGCCTGCCGAGCGCAATCAGCTTCACCATGGAACATCTGTGGGACGTGTCGAACGCTGGTCAGGCCGCGATGAAGCTTGCCTCTGACAATCAGGACCGCCGCGTCTTCAAGTTCCAGTTCGGCAGTGGTGGCAAGATCATCTTCTTCGCCGGGTATGTCGGCTTTACCGGACTCCCCGGTGGCCAGGCTCAGGACAAGGTCACGACCTCCTGCGTCATCACCATGAACGGCACCCCGACCTATTACGCATCCTAAACCTAAACCCAAGGATTCACCATGTTGAAGCTCAATCCGAAGCCCACTTTCGACGCTGATGTAAAGATTACCGTTCCCGGCCAGACCGAGGCGGGGACCATGAAGCTGACGTTCAAGTACATGCCCAAAAAGGCGTTGTTCGAGTTCTTTGAAGCGCACCGGGCAGAATACGACGATGACGGCGAGGTGGTCAAAGAAGCGAGTGCTGATGAAGTCATGCTCGCTGGCATCATCGTCGGCTGGAAGGGCATTGACGCCGAGTACAACCAGGGAAATCTGAAGATTTTCCTCGACAACTACCCGGCTGCTGCTGGCGAAATCATCGTCGCCTACAACAAGCTGGTCCTTGAGTCGCGTGTAAAAAACTAGAAGCCGTTGCCGTGGCCATGTGCTGCGGCAACGGCAATTCGCCGGATGATGCTGCGTCACGGCTTGGACTCCCTGCCGACCTCATTCAAGAGTCCGACACATTCCAAGTCGCTGACGGCATCTTCCCAGATAACGCGCTGACGGTTTCCGTGTTCATGGACATGATGACGCAGTGGCGGTTCGGGCCGGCGGGAGCAACCGGGCTTGACTACACGGCACTGCCAATAGTGCTCCGTCTGCGGGAAGTGCCCAGAACAGAACGCCGAGATATTTTCGACGGGATACAGACGATGGAGCGGGCCGCGCTCAAAGGTCTTCGGGAGTCAAGGGGGTAGGTCATGGGGATGATAAAAGCGCGAGTAAGCACCAAGGAAATAAAGGGCCTTGAGGCAACCTTGGCTGAAATCGCAAAAGCTATCGACTCAAACCTTGAAGATACGGCCATGTACGTTCTGAACGAGGCCCAGACCACCACGGACTTCATCGACAAGACCGGGAACTTGCGCCGTAGTATTCGGATGAAGAAGTCCAAGTTCCTCAACGGCGGCTACATCGTTATCGCGTCCGGTAAGCACGGCTCAAAATCACGGCGCGGCTTTCACGCGCATCTTGTCGAATTCGGGCACGTTGAGGTTTTATGGGGCAAGCCAACCGGGAGGCGCGTTGCCCCAAAGCCATTTTTAAGGCCAGCCCTTGAGAGAGGCATTAAGTTTGCCACGGCACTACTCCGTAGAGACAGGAGAATTTAATGAGCGGGAAAATATCCGGTATCTACGTTGAGGTGAGGGGCGATTACAAGCAACTCAAAGAAGACCTCGCTCAAGCCAAGGCCATTGTCACCCAACAATCTAAGGGCATGTCCGATGCTCTGAACAACGCGCTTTCCCCCGACCAGATAAAGAAGTCTGTCGATAAAATGGTCGGCAGTCTTAACACGCTTTCCAACGCATCCAAAATTGCAAATAAAAGTTTTGATGGAGTCGGCGTAAATCTCAAGCAGTATTCAACGCTCGTTGGCGTCACCGAAAAGGAGTTCGCAAAACTTCAATCACGGATGATTCAAACGTCCGCTGCGAAGGCCCAGGAGACTGCGCTCCGCAACATCGCCAAGGCCGCGAACCTGTCTGCAAAAGAGGTTTCGCAACTCGGCAAGCAGATGGGCGTCAGTGCCGCAGGAATCTCCGCAGTCAACGGCGCGTCACGGTCTGCATCTTCGTCGCTCTCCATGCTCGGTACGGCAGCGCAAGCAGCCCTCGCCTACTTCTCAGTCCAGACCGTTATTGAGTTCTCCCGCGCAGTGCTTGACGCGGGCATCGCCATGGACAGCCTGCAAAGGTCGTTTGTGGCTGTCACCGGCAGTCAGGCAGGGGCGGCTGAAACGATGTCGTTCCTGCGAGAAGAGGCCGGAAGGCTCGGTCAGAATTTCTACGCCCTTGCCCCTGAGTTCAAAAACGTCATGGCCGCAGCACGCGGAACGGCGATGGAAGGCGAGAATGTCCGCAAGATGTTCTCTGCTGTCGCGGCGGCATCGACTGCACTAGGACTCTCCGCTGACGATACGCACGGAACACTCCGGGCACTTCAGCAGATGATGAGCAAGGGCAAGATCCAGGCTGAAGAGCTGCGTGGGCAGTTGGGTGAACGCCTGCCAGGTGCGCTCAATCTCATGGCGACAGCCATGGGCGTGACTACTGCCGAACTCAACAAGATGATGGAGGACGGCAAACTTCTCTCTGACGAAGCCCTGCCAAAGTTGGCTGCTGAACTTGAGCGCGTTTACGGCAAGGCCGCTGAAACCGCTGCACTTGAATCTGCCCAAGCCGCTGTCAACAGGCTGTCGCAGGAATGGACAGATTTCAAACTCAATCTGTTTGAGTCGGATACGGCTGTGGCAGGAATCAACGCCGTCACTCAGGCCCTTTATGGCTTGAATGAGATGATTACCGCGATCCGCACTGGCCGTAACAACTCAGGCGAGGTGAGAACGCTTCTTGATGGTCTTGGTCGTGGCTCAATGCTTGGCGTTGAGGGCTATAATACCTACAAGGGCAAGGTTGCGGCGACAACTGATTTAAACCGCGTGCGCGTGGCTGATCCAAGGCTTGGCACTGGCGACTCGTTTATCGAAATGGGTCGCGGGCTTGACGCTGCCGCAAAGCGGGCCAAGGAGCTTGTCGCTGAAGTAAACAAGGCTGATGAGGCATATAAGAGGTTGGCGCAGACCGAGCGAGAAAAGCTCGACGAAACGTATAACGACCTCAAAGGTAAAGTGTCTGACCGCCGCGCACTTGACGTTTGGTACAACAACGCCGTTGCTGAACTCAACGAAAAGGCAACCAAGAAATTTACAGACGAGCAGAAGAAGCAACTCGCAGCCCATAAGAAGGCACGCGAGGCGATGCGCAAGAACGAGGCTGAAACTCTATCCGCCATTGATAAGTGGATGGAGGACTACGAGCAGCAGCAGATAGAAGCCGTAGCCAACGGCGTTGCAGAGCGTAAAAAGCTCCGTGAAGACGAAGCAGCTGCCGCTGTAACCGCTGCCCAGAAGATTGCCGAGGAGCAGGAAGCCGACGCCCAGAAGGTCATGGACAACATCCAGGACGCGACGGCTGACGTGTTTTATGATATGTTTCAAGACATTGATAAGGGGTGGGAAAACCTCTGGGACTCCATGAAGTCGTGGGCGCTCCGCACCCTGGCCGAACTTGCCGCACGTGCCGCAACGGTCCAGATCGTCGTGCCGATAATGACGAGCATGACGGGCACCAATTCCGCAGCGCAGGCCGTGCAGTCACTGACGGGCGGGCAGGGCGGCATGGGCAACATGCCGATTGGCTCGATGTTTGGCGGCGAAAGCGGCCCGCTGTCCGGGATTGCCAGCTCGATAAATACATGGGGCGCAAATACATTTCCCGGCGTGTTCGGCGGAGCTACGCTGGCCCAGGCCGGAACGCCCCTATCTGCCGTGGTATCCAGCCCCTCCGCGTCACTCGCTGCCGCAGAGGCCGGGACTACGCTGAATGCCCCGCTTACGTCATCTGGTACGACGTTTTTAGGGGCAGCAGGCGGGGCCCTTGGCATGGCCGGGGGTATTTATCAGGCGGCGCAAGGCGGTACGGGCAACGCCGTTGCCGGCGTCGGCACCGCAATAGGCGGCGCCTTGGCGTTTACGCCTTTTGCCTGGGCCGCGCCCATTGTCATGGCCGCCAGCCAAATAATAGGCGGCCTGATCGGCAATGAGGAGCAGTCCCCTTCTGTCATCTATCAGGCCCAGCAAATGGGATGGGGTTCCGTAGACCCCACAACGTACCAATTCCACACAAAAGACGGCGCAAAGTCAAAAACCGGCAACGAAATATCCGTCGCGCTGGCAGCTGTGGCGGAGAGTGCCTTTACGACCGTTGAGGCCGTTGTCGCCGGGCTGGGAGAAAAGTACGTCGATATTCTGGAGGATTCCACGGTTGAATGGGGCCGCAAAGCCGGAGGTAGCTGGAAGGAATGGGACTTCGGCGCAGACCACGACATGCAGGAGCTCCTCGAAAAAGCCAGTGCCGATCTGTCCGGCCAGATCTACAAAGCCGCATCCGGGGCGTTTCAAGCCGCCGGGCAGGACATGGCCGCCGGCGACGAGGCAACCGCAGCCCTAGGCATGTTGACGGGCAAAGCGGCCGAATCGTTCAAGGCCATGCAAGACATCATCGCCGCTGGTGTGCAGTCCGGCGACGTGGAGACATATGTCAACCAGCTCCAGGCATTCCAACTGGCCATTGCCACGGTCAACCAGACGTGGGATGCGGTCAGTCAGGCAAGCGCGGAGCTGGTAACGCCGCTCACCCAATACGAACAGGCCCAGCGCCAGGTAAACGCCCAATACGACGCTTGGATCGACCAACTCAACGCGGTCGGCATCGCCCAGGACAAGCTCAGCCAGATCGAGGCCGACCGCGCGACTATTCTTGCCGACTTACAAGCCGCTAACGCAAGCGCTATTGCCGAAGTCCTCGCCACGTCTAGTGAGGTTGCCAACCCTCTAAGCGAAGTTGAGGCAGCGACTAAGCGGGTCAACGAGCAGTTTGACGCCTTGACGCGGGAACTGGAAGCCCTGGGCGCGACATCCGCCGATGTCGCGCAAATCGAGGCGGACCGGGTTGATGCGTTAGCGGACGTTGTATCCACTGCGCAAATAGCGGATACAGAAGCATCCGCGCAAAACAGAAAACTTATTGATTCAGCGCTTTCTACGGCGGGGGAGCTGGCCTATCCGCTCTCTGAAACCGACGCCGCGATTAAGCGCATTAATGACCAGTTTGATAATTTAGTAGAGCAACTATCAAAAGCTGGTGCGTCCACAGCTGAAGTAGCACAAATTGAAGCTGACCGAATTACGACTTTGCGTAATTTAGCCGATGCCGTCATGGCCGCCGCGAGTGCCGAACGCACTGCCGTTTTGAGGCAGAAATGGGCTGATCAACAGGCGACGTGGGCCAACGTCGTGGACGAAGCCCAGGCAACGGTGGAAGCCGCCCGCTCGAATTTGGTCTCGGCATATCAGGCCGAGGCGTCCGAAATCACGACAGTCATCGAAAAATGGAAGAGCCTGACCGACCAACTCCGCGAATGGCGCGAGCAAGCCATCGTGGACGTGCTGCCCGGAACGGAGAAGGCCCAAGCAGACGATCGGTGGGATGATGTCTACAGGCGCGCGCAACTGGGCGACCAGGACGCTATCGAGGAACTACCCGATGCGGCTCAAGGCCGCTTGGACGCTCTTCGGGCATCATCCTCGACCGCCGAGGACTACGCGCGCGCGGCCATGCAGACCATTAACGGCGTGCAGGCCGTCGAGCGGCTCACGGAACGCCAGGCGAGCGTGTCCGAGCAGCAACTCGCCGCGTTGACGGCGCAGGTGGAGCGGCTCGTTTCCCTGGACGACGGCGTGAAAACAGTGGGCGTGGCCATCCACGAGCTGCTGGCCGCGATGGCCGACCTCAACGAGATCGAGGCGACGGCCAGGGACTACCTGTCCGGCCTGTCCGACCTGGTGGTGGACGGGTTCGACCGGTTCGACACCAACCTCGACGGCCTGCTGACCGCATCCGAACTCCATGCGGCCCTGGTGGATACCGGAATTGCTTCAGAAGAATCCCTGCAGGAGTTCTTGCGCGTGTACGATGCCAATGGCGACGGGATGATCTCGCGCGCCGAACTCATCGCGGGCAATATCGCGGACCTGACGGCGGCAACGACGTCGGTGCGGGAGACGATCGTCGCCAGTCTCAACAGCAATTTCAAGACTCTCGACACGTCGCTGGACGGGTTGATCGATTACGGCGAGTTCAAGGCCGCATTTGCGGGTTCTGCGACTGAGGCCACGCTCAAGGCTCTTTTCCGGGAGGTCGACGTCAACGGCGATGGCCTCATATCCAAGGCAGAGGCACAAAAAGCGCAGCTCGTGGCCCTGCAAGCGGCTCTGACCAAGAGCCTCAACGCCAATTTCAAGACTCTCGACACGTCGCTGGACGGGTTGATCGATTACGGTGAGTTCAAGGCCGCATTTGCGGGTTCTGCGACTGAGGCCACGCTCAAGGCTCTTTTCCGGGAGGTCGACGTCAACGGCGATGGCCTCATATCCAAGGCA